AGAACAATATAGTGACTTATACACAGGATTGTATGATGATGGTAATCCAGAAGGTGCATTAATACAACTATCTACCAAACAAAATGATACAGGTAATGAATTTAATGATATTTTTGTCAATGGAAAAGAACATACACTAGATTCTCTCAAGACCGTAGTTGAAAACTTCAAGTTACAATGGGTTACATTTATGTGTGAAATCACAGACCCGACAAACTGTGACGAGATTGAGTCCATTTGTCGGTATTTTAAAGAAAAATTAGGCTGCACAGTCACCGTACAGACATTTAAGGCATATATAAAAGACCTACCTTTTGTTGATAGGGTTGAACATGTACTTCCTACACAACCAACCGAGAATGAAATAAAGGTAAATGATAGTATTGCTAGTGATATTCCAGTAAGTCTGGAAACATTGAAACGGTTTAAGAAGGATGAGGAAGTACGAACCAAGAAACCTAAGATGAAAGAGAAGGAACCAGTATGGTGTGACGCGAGGAAAAGTGAATATTTTTATGTGAATTCGCAAGGCAACCTTTTTCCGTGTGCGTACATTGCTAGAGATGTAATGGAACACAAATTATTTCCTTATCATCCTATTGACTATACATACAATTTCAAGTATAATGATGGGACAAAATTTAATATCGGTGAGATAATTTATAACCATGACTTTGAGAATATAAGTCAACACTTGAAGAGGAAACCCCTCAGCGTTTGTACCAGAAATTGTGGAGATTGCCATGCGAGTTAATGTAGTTTGTAGTAAATGGGGAGAAAAATATGGCCCGCACTTTGTTAACCGTCTTTATAACATGTCTAAGCGCAATACACCTTCGACAATGGATTTTCATTTCTACTGTTATACCGACAATGATAAGGGACTATTACCAGATATTAAGGTTATACCATTTCCCGATATCCCTACCATCCATCCTAAATACTGGTTCGGCGCTGACGAGTTTAAGTACGGCATGGCTCGTTGTTGGGACAGGCCTAAAACTTTCGTTTTTAATACTCACAATTTCGGCCCAGATAAGCCGACAGGACGCTTCATCTTCTTTGATTTGGATGTAATTATCCAGAATGATATTACACCACTTCTAACTTACAACACAGAACAACCAACTAAAATGCGGTCTTGGTGGCAAGACCCTAAACCCATGCAGACTAGACAATTTAAACTAGCACATGGCGCGTACACAAATGGAAGTTGTCAAGTATGGAGTGATGACCAATGTGAACCTATATGGGAAGATGTATTAGAGAATCAAGAAAAGATATGGTTCACATATACGGATGGAACTGATAACTATCACTCTTGGAGATGGGGAGAGTATGGTGCTAAACTATGGGATTACTTTCCATCATGGATGGCGTACTCATATAATAGAGGTAGGTCATGGGATGAAGATGATTTGAATGTGGGTATATACAGACCCAATTGTATTTTGTGTGTATTTAATGTAGATTTATTACCGTTTGAGGATGAAAGCAGAGGACATACTAAACAAGATGACCTCGCAGACCCCAAACTATTAGAACATTGGAGGTAGAAATGAAAAAAATTTGGAAACTGTGGTGCATGTCTCTAGGAGAGAAAGCATCGGATGATTCACACGAAGCTGACATGGTTGCAATAATGAGAACCATAGTTGTGTTGGTGAATTTCTTTACTTGTTTCTTTATCATATCTGGAGTATTAAGACATTGGTAGGATACATGGCAATGATGAGTCCCAACTGGTTCATAGCAGAAGAACTAATATCAAAACATAACTGCATATGGACGGGTGATGTGAGTCTCGAAACCTTGGAGTATTATAGAAACTTTGTTGGTAATACTTCAAACAATTATAATTTAGCAGGACATCTGGAAAGGCAAATAAGAATAGAAGACATGCCTTCATCTGTAAAAGTAGATATCATGAATAACTTCTACAGACCAGAAATAGAGCACTATATGAAAGTGCAAAAAGATACTAGTCATCCTCTACTTCCAATAGGATTAGAAAGTGTGTGGATAAACTATCAGAAGAAACATGAATTCAATCCCATGCATAATCATGGCGGATTGTTTTCATTTGTTATCTTTATAAATGTACCGTATGATTTAGAAGAGGAAGATAAATTTTTCCCAGAAAAGAAAGACCCAAAGACATCGAGACTTTGTTTTGTAATGAACTCCCCAATGGGCGTTCCAGAAGAAGTAGCGATACCAGTTGATAAGGGGTTCGAGGGAAAGATGATTTTGTTTGATGCAAAACTGCCACATATGGTTTATCCTTTTTACACTTCAGATGAAGAAAGGATTACCGCGTCTGGTAATGTAGTTTATGTGAGGGAAGGATTTTGAACATATACACAGTAAAATGGGGTGACAAGTATAATCATCAACATGTCAATAATGTGTATGAGGCATGTAAACAATTCTATGAAGAAGACTTTGATTTCTTTTGTTTGACAGAAAATCCAAAAGGATTAGACAAAAACATCACACCACTCGCGTTGCCAGGCGGAAACAAATTGGTGAAGTGGTGGAACAAGATGTATCTCTTTGACAGTAACATCGTCACACAGAAAGGTGAAAAGATGTTCTTTGATATTGATACTATTATTCAGAAAGATATAACTCCTATCGCAAACTATGACCCAGAGGATTGTCTTTGTTTCGTAAAGACATACTGGCACGATTTGGAAACTCAATTTAAAAACACTAGACACATTCCACATAAATATACAGATCTAAACTCTTCGGTTCTGAGGTGGAATGATAACTTAAACACAGAAGAGATTACAGAATACTTTAATAAATATCAGAAACAAATACTATGGTACTATCGTGGTCTTGACAACTTCTTTTATAACAGAAGAATAACCAAAATCAAATTGTTTCCTATAGGTTGGGTATATAGTTTTAACCAAGGCTATATCTTCCCACACGATATAGATAAACATACATACCGCGAACTACCTTATGTTTGTATTTTTGACTCAATGGGGAAAGGTGAAGATGTTAAATTTTAATTTTTTAAATAACTTTAAATACTGGGGTGAAGCATTACATGTTATAGAAAACAAAATGCCTCACAAACTCGTAGACTTTAGGCAGTCTCTACAAGAAAATAATATGGATGCTTCAATCTGGTTGGTTGAAGAGTTGAAAGAATACTTGGAAGAATATTATACTAAACAAGGTAATCTTAGAATATTAATTCTTAATTCTTGGTTAGGTCTTCCTATGGTTCCACTCCTGTGTGAAAACTTAGATGTTGCACAAATTCATTTGGTGGACATGGATGAAGAAAGCATCAATCTTTCCAAGTCATTTCACAAGTATTACGCACAAGAAAAGTTTGTAAATATTCGTCACTGGAATCTGGACATACCATTTGAGTTTGAGAATCTAAACAAAATAGATGTTGACATAGTAATCTGTATTCACACCGAACAAATGTATCCCCTAACAGAACTAGTAGGTAAGAATCCTAATGCCGTCTACGCGATGCAAAACTCAAATGTCGTTGAAGAGATGTATGGTATCAATTGTGTGAACTCAATAGAGGCACTAAAAGAACAAATAGGAATAGAAGAGTGTGGATATGAGGGAACCAAACAACAAATATATTATTCTTGGGACGGTAAAAAAGAGTTTGACCGATTCATGGTCATAGGACAGAGGGAAGGATTCTTCTAAAAATCTAATAGTGGATATTCACTCATATCAATATCTGCTACCATCTGTTTCCATAGGTATTCGTCTGGTATAACAAAACCAAATGTTTGGCGCGGGCCTCTACTTCCAGCAGTATGCCAGTATGGTGTTTCGTCTTTACCACCATAGTATCCTATCTTAACATTCCACCCCATTGGGTCATTTATAGTCACAACATTTCCATCTTCATCTAAGTGTTTAAAGAATCCAACACCATCACTATAAGACATTAAAATATTATAGCCGGGACAATCCCAATTATTATGCCACGACATGAAACCACCAGCAGGATAATAAACATGTACTGCATTAAACTTAGCACACAACCACGCGGATAACTCAGCACAAGTTTTCATAGACTCTCTTCTAACTTCTTTCGGTACACCATGTGTCAAATGAAAATCACATACCTTTGCGTACTCTGGTGGGCCTTTGTGGTCTTCACCCTTTGCCTGAACTTCTCTAAGATATTCTTCTGAACAATAGTAATCCATATCCCTGTCACCAAACCTTCTCTCATCCATTGGTAAAGGTTGTGGACAGTTTTCGTTATAGAAGTCCATCCACTTGTCGAGGATTTCTATTAACTCTGGATTTACTAATTGTATTGTTTTCATCTTAACTGAAATGATTCCTGTTCTTTATATACTCTGTTCAAAGTATAGTGTGTTATAATAATCGGCATCCCCGCCAACTCTTCTGGTCGTTGTCCCATGCAGAAGTTCCATCTAGCATCTGGCCATGGGAAGTCTCCAACTTTAATTTTGTCTTTATACTTTTTCTCTAAGAGATACCACATACTAAATGTATCCCACTTACATACTTCTCTAGGATATGGCGATGGGTCATATTCTGGTCTAATCTGGTCACAGTATTGTTGAAACCAATCCATCATCAAATTCATCACAATCGGTTTCTTCTTATATACAAAGATACCACAATGATATATCATCTCTTCCGTATCGCTTAGTTTAGTTATCTTTGCATTGTACGGTCTGTTCCGCGTGAATATTATATCATCTTTTCCTAGAAAAGTAAAGACTTTTTTTATATCTTCGTGTTGAATATAGGTGTCACAATCTATATACATTGTCTTGTCGTATGGTGTTCTGGATAATGCCCAGAGTTTTGCCCTCACATGGTCATCACAATAAATGATATTATCAAAAAGTTTTCTGTCATATGTTCCATCCCACCTTTCTTCCGTGAAGAGTGTTATCTTTGCTTTAGGATGAAAATCTAATAATGATTCAGCAGATTGGACAGCAGCTTTTAGATATCTTTCATCACGAGATGCGACATAAAGATATCCGTTCATTACGGTTCCGTTGGGGGTTCTGGTATATCTGGAGCAAACTCTGGATGTGTACCATCTGGCTTAAACATGTTGGGAACAGCATACATTGCTTCCATCTGAAGTAATGTGGTTACCCATGCCTGTACTTCTAATTGAGTTTTTGCTTTACGAATTAGTTTTTTGATTCGTTTGTCTTCTGAGTTTTTGATGGCAGGAATTTCAAAAGCTTCTAGTTTCATATTGAACAATGCTTCTTGCATTACTCTATTTCTATGAACCTCGCGTTGTTCTGCGTTTTTCTCTTCCTGTTCAATGACAACATCTTTATATGCCTCTGTGTTTGCATCGATTTCTTCTTCGGTGAAGAGTTCCATGACGGCATTAAAGTCTTCGTTAACAAGACCTTCTTCGATATTACCAACATTAATTTGTGCTGGACGATAATTTTGCCCAACCAAAATCTCGCAGAATAGCGATCGGTTTTCTTTATCTATCCATCGGGGGTTGCGATATTTCGCCTTTTCTTCGGTCATAATATTTCCTCATGATTAAATGGGTAGGCTTATTGTACACCTACCCCACTATATATGTCAAGTCTTAAGCAGTTCTAATGAACAACTGTTTTGTTTCTTGCGTGGAACTTGAAGTTTGTACGGTGTTACCAGCATAGTATCCAGTATATGTACCAGAGTATGAACCAGCGTATGCACCATTTAAGAATCCAGCAAAGAATCGGTCATAGTACCCAGTATATGACCCTGTGTAGTCTCCAGCATAGTTCTGTGATGTCACATCTTTTAATTGGTCAGTCATCGTTGACCCCATCTGTACCCATGTTCCAGTGGCAGATGGTGAACCAGTTTGAAGTAGATATGTTCCTACTCCACTAGCAATAATTCTGTTTCTAAATGCAGGCACCATTGTCTGCAAGTTTGCGGTTGACATTTCGTTTGGTTGACCTTCGTCACCAACTTTTAATAGTATGTTTGAATCTGTTCCAGCATCTGTAGTTGGGGCAGTTTTTTGATAGAGATAGTAGTTTACATCTGTTCCGTCAACTTGTGTCTCTGTAATAGTATATCTTGAAGTCCATGTTCCACCAGAAGGTGAAGATGTTCCAATTTTATATTGTCCAACTGTGTTCGCGTCTTCAGCAGCCATTGCAGTTATAACTAAGTCTAATACTTCAGTATCTAATTCTGTATCTGTGGCAGTCTCTAAAGCGGTTCCTGTCCATCTAAGGGGATTAATTTGTCCAGACTCACTTACAGAAGCAGTTGGTTGATTAAATCTGTAAACAGTATCAGTAGTACTTCCACCAGAAGGGTGAGTACCTACAGAATCAGTTCTCTCTCTGTTTGTAAATGTTCCGATTTCATCACCACCAGCTGAACCACCAGTGACAACATTTAACTCAGCAGTACCAGCACCATCTGTATCAGCAGCAAACTTTGCCGTGATAACACCAGCTACTTGGTCTTTAATCTCAGTAGCTGATAACTCTCTGAGACCTTGTAGTCCCCCAACGGGCGCCGGGTATGATCCTGCTTTTAGTGTGACTGGCCCTGCCATTCAATTTCTCCTTAGTTTAGCAACGAACCAGATGAATTGTAGACTGCAAGTCCCCTGTGTTTCACCCAATTAGTCGCGTCTTGACATGTTAAAGTAATAGTAGTTTTTGCAGGCAGCGTTACAGCGGCGTTTGCAGAACCACTTTCAATAGTATCCGATGTAGCAGGATATAAGTTGCAATCAGTTGTAGTGATATTAGCGACAACTACATGAAGTCCAGCAGCAGCGGTTGGTAAAACCACTCCTTGTGAACTACCACCAACTGTTCCAATCACATTGATTGTTTCAGTTAAAGCAGTTGCATCTCCTTGTCCAGAACCAGCAGTTGAAACTGAAGCACTAACTCCATATTTCAACGAACCTAGCAATTCTGCGGAATCGTTTACTGTTAAACTAGCGATATTACTTCCACCAGAACCTACTTGTCTCCACCCACCAGTACTAACACCAACCAACTCGGCACCGTTTGCAGTTACTACTTCAATTGGTGCGTTTGCAGAACCACCATCGATGGTTTCTGTAGAAGCGGGATATACTTTAATAGTATTGCCACTAATGTTATATATGTTGATTACCAGACCAGCAGCTGCAGAAGGTAAAATAATACCTTGGTTCGCAGATGCAGTAGATACAATGTTGTATGTTTTGGTTATTGCGGTAGCAGTACCCTGTGTACTCCCAGCAGCAGATACAGTGGCAGCGATGCCGAAAGTAACATTGCCACTAGCAGTAAGAGTACCAACTGACACATTGTTACCCGACTCATACTTGTCGTTGTTGAGGTTACTAAAGTTAGTATCCACCTCAG